TTGGATCTTTTGCCCCCAAAAACGGCTCTATAAGCCACTATCAGATTGAATCGGACTAACTATGACTACAAACCCTCAAAACGGCTTAGATAGCCCTCCTACGGCTTACCTAGGGGCGACAGAACCTCGTATTCGCTCCAAAGCGGTCGATTTACCCTCTCGCGGGCAAGAAATGATCGACTTTTGCGAGAAAATCATTGATCCGGTGACCGGTGAATACTTCAAACTGCTCCCTTGGCAGAAACTTTTGGCGATGGAAATGCACCGCGTGAAGCCTGATGGCAGGTGGTATCACAACGAGGTAGGGGTCATAATCGCTCGTCAGAATGGCAAATCTACCTTTATGCAGCTGCGTATTTTGGCTGGAATGTTCCTTTGGGGTGAGCGTTTACAGATCCACACCGCTCACAAACTTACAACATCATCTGAAATCTTTTGGAAAATTGACGAGATCATCCAAGCCAATGAACAACTTGTGACTCGGTTCGTTAAAAAGTACGAAACCAAAGGATCTCAGGAAATCAAACTGAACGATGGCACTCGATACCTTGTCCGAGCCAATAACTCAGCTGCTCGCGGTATCGCAGCACCCGATACGATCCACCTGGATGAAGTTCGTGAGTATAAGGACGATGAAGTTTGGGCATCGCTTCGCTTTACTCAGATGGCTTCAAAGAATCCTCAGGCGATTATGTATAGCAATGCCGGAGACCAACATTCCGTAATTCTTAATCGTATGCGCGAACGCGGACTTGCAGCAGCAGCCGGTGCAGATGATCCGATCGGTTGGTTTGAATGGTCGGCTGAACCAGGTTGTGCAATCGATGACATGAAAGGCTGGCAACAAGCCAACCCGAGCCTTGGACATACGATCCACATCGACAATCTCAAATCTGCCATGTCAGATGATGAGTCTATTATTCGCACAGAGTTATTGTGCCAATGGGTAAGTCAGATCAACCCAGCCATCAATCCGTCAAGTTGGACAGAGTGCGCGCATGAGGGTACGCTCGCTTTGGATCGGGAGCAACCAACTTGGATGGCTATTGATCTATCACCTGATCGAAAAGCAGCTGCGTTAGTTGCTGCGCAACGACTTGTTGGGGACAAGTTCTGCGTAGTATTACTGGAAACGTATTCGAATCCAGTTTCGATTGACGATAAAGACCTTGCGAACAGTATCGCCGTATGGGCTAAGCGATACAGCGTGGAGACGGTCGCTTATAGTCGTCAAACGGCTGGCGCAGTTGCTTCTCGGTTGATCCCAGCAGGTATTCCGACGACTGCGATCGATGGGGCAATCTATGGTCAGGCTTGTGACGAAATGTTGTCGGCAATTACCTCCCAGCGTTTAGTTCATGGCAACCAAGCCGAGTTAAATAAGCAAGTTTTGTCTGCCGTCAAATTGCCATTCAAAGATGGAGGTTGGTACTTAGGTCGTAAGGCTTCAGGTGCCACAATTTGCGCAACGGTTGGCATGGCAATGGTTTCCCACTTTGCAACACGACCTGATTCAGAGGTGGACATTATTATAGGTTGACTTATGCTATAATTTTGTGCTAATGGCTATCAGAGACTTATTCGCAAAGGCGCCTGAACCGACTGGATTAACGGTTGATGCAGCTGCAACTCCGGCACCTTGGAACTCGACTTCCAATAACTTTTTCTATCCATTGTCAAGTGCTTCACGCTCTCAGGCAATGGCTATTCCAACAATTGCAAGAGCGCGTAACATTTTATGCAGCCTTGCAACATTGCCACTAGAGCAATACGTTAAAAGTACCGGCGCACACATCGAAGCCAACCGCGTAATCAACCAACCCGACTCGCGTGTTCCCGGTTCTGCTATTTATGCTTACATCGCTGAGGATTTACTATTTCACGGCGTGGCTTATGGACAAGTAATGTCAATGTATGCAGATGGACGAATCCAAGAATGGACTCGTATCGCACCTGAACGCGTTACTTACAAAACCAATGCACAACAAACTGAAATTGTTGGTTATACAGTTGATGGTATTGCAACTCCTCCAATGGGCGTTGGTTCACTTGTTGTATTTAGCGGATTAGAGGAAGGTTTCCTTAATCGCGCTGGTCGTACAATTAGAGCTGCGATCGCTTTGGAAAATGCTTCAGAGGCTTTTGCAAAAGAGCCTGTTCCAATGATGGTATTAAAGTCAAACGGCACAAATCTTACTAGCGAGCGTATTGGCAAACTGCTTGAAGCCTGGCGCGTTGCCCGCACAACTCGATCAACCGCATTTCTTAATGCCGATGTTGAATTGCAGGCAATGGGAATTGATCCAAATAAACTGCAACTCAATGAAGCACGTCAATATGTTGCTTTGGAATTATGTCGTGCAGTTGGACTTCCTGCGTTCTTTGCTAGTGCAGAAACAACTTCAATGACTTACTCAAACGCAACTGCTGAACGTCGTTCTCTTATTGACTTTGGTGGTCGCAATTTACTTTTGGCAATCGAACAACGCTTGTCAATGCCGGACTTCGTGCCAACTGGCACAGAGGTTCGATTCTCTCTCGATGAATACTTACGCGGTAATCCTTTGGAGCGCGCACAGGTTTACGAGATTCTAAATCGCATCGGCGCAATGAGCATCGAACAGATTCAAGAGGAAGAGGACTTAATCAAGTCATGAAGATAACAATGCCAGTAACAATTACTGCATCAGATGCTGAATCACGCATCATTGCAGGTCGAATTGTTCAATGGGACGCAGTAGGTAATACATCTGCTGGTCAAACAGTATTCCTTCCTAACTCAATCGAGTTCAGCAAGAATACAAAATTAGTTTTGGAACACAATCAAACAAAGCCTCTTGGTAAGTTGATGGAATGGTCTCAGGATGAGTCAGGAATTACTGCATCATTTAAGATCGCAAAAACAACTGCTGGAAATGATGCTCTTGTTGAAGCTGCTACTGGACTTCGTTCAGATTTCAGCGTTGGCGTTCAAGTAGATGCGTGGGATAACAAAGATGGCGTTATGGCTATCAGCGCATCGAAGTTAATCGAAGTTTCACTTGTAACTGATGGAGCAATTCCCGGTTCAGTAGTGGAAAAGGTAGCAGCAGCCGAATCACAAGGAACCGCTGCAACCGAATCAACCCCGGAACCTCAGATCGAGGAACCTAAGACAGAAGGAGACGACCTAGTGTCAGAAACCGTTTCAGAGGCAGTATCAACCGAGACGGTTGAAGCTGCTAAGGCTGAAGTTAAGGCGACATCACATCCGCTTAACTCACAGCGCGTTCGTACACCTATCGTTTCAGCAGGTTCATACCTAGAACACTCAGTTCGCGCACAATTGGGCGACGAGACATCTAAGTTGTATGTTGCTGCTGCATCAGATACAACAACAACTGAAGTTGCTGGTCTTGTACCAACACCTCAGTTACAGACAATTTGGGATCCAAAGACAACAAACATTCGTCCTGCTATTGCAGCAGTTCGTAACGCAGTTTTGCCTGAGGCAGGACTTACATTCCAGTTGCCTCGCGTAAAGACTGCACCAACAGTTGCAGCAGCTGCGCAGGGTGGAGCGTTCTCAGATACTCAGGTTGAGATCGAATACATCACAGCAACAGTATCTAAGTATGCCGGTATGCAGAAGTTCGATGTTGAGGTTCTTGACCGCACATCACCTGCGTTCTTTGATGAATTGGTTCGTCTCATGGCTAACCAGTACGCAGCAGCAACTGACGCTGCAATGTTCACAGCAATTGCTGCTGGAACACTTGATGGAACAGTAACAACTCTTCCATTTGACGGAGATACATTCGCAGGATTCATTTCACGCGGTGCAGCATCTGTTTACTCAAACACAAAGCGCCACGCAACAGGTATCGTTTGCACACCTGACCAATGGGCGAACATGATCAAGTTGAACGATTCAACAAAGCGTCCTCTATTCGATGTCGCTGGAAACGCTTCAAACGGCGTTGGAACAATCAACCCAGGTGGATTCGTAGGCTCAGTAATGGGTCTGCCAGTTTACGTCACACCAAACGCTTCAGGCGTTGCAGATGACTCAATCATCATCCTAAACGGAGATTCATTCGTTTGGTACGAAAGCGCTGCTCCACTACAACTTCGCACTAACATTGTTGGTACAGGTAAGGTAGAAGTTGGTTACTACGGCTACGGCTCAGCAGTAACACTTACAGCAGCTGGTGCATTTACACTAAACGTGTAATAAAAGCACAAACTTAATCATGCCCGGGGGGTTGCTCCCGATCTCCCGGGCAGTCGTTTAGAGAGGACGAAATGCCAAGTATTATCACAGCTGCACAGTTGAGAACGGTGCTTGGTGTTTCGTCTGCTCTTTATAACGATGCTTATTTAGAGGACATCATCGATACATCTGAGGCAGTTATCTTGCCTTTGCTTACAACCTTTTCATCACCAATTCAATCGGTTTCGCTGACTAACAATGTCGCAACCTTTGAGACAGTAGGGATCCATGAGTTCACCGAAGGACAATCAGTTGTCATCGCTGGATGCGGAACACCATTTAACGGCACTCGAACAATCAATGCTGATGTCGATGCATACTCATTTACAGCAAACATCACTAATGCCGATGTCATCGAACGCAATGTCATCCCTAGTGGATCCGCAACACTTACAGGCGCTTCAACTTATGTTGGCGTCTCGGCAGTCGAATCTGCCATCATCGTAGTTTCAGTTGAAGTTTTCCAATCTCGCACCGCTCCTGGTGGACAGATTGAAGGCGTGGACTTTGCTCCAACGCCATACCGAATGGGTCGCAGCTTATTCAATCGTGTCGTGGGATTACTCGGGTCATACATCGATGTTGAAACAATGGCTCAGTAATGACAAGCACGATTCTTTCATCAGTTCGCACACCTCTTGCCACAGCACTTGCCGGAGTCTCTGCAAACGTATTTAGTTACGTCCCTGAACAGATCCCAGCACCTGCCGTCGTTGTCGTACCGGATTCTCCTTACTTGGAGTTTGACACAATTGGCAAGAGTTCCTTTCGAGCAAAGATCAACATGACGATTACTTGTTGCGTTGCTTATAACAGCAATCCAGCATCACTTGATAACATAGAACAACTCATCACAAGCGTTGTGGCGGTTATACCGGCTGGATATGATGTCCAGGTAGTAGATCGACCAACAGTTACAACAGTAGGCGCTAGTAACTTGCTAGTCGCGGACATACGCGTGTCCACCTGGTACACGCAGACGGCATAAGGAGAAAACCCAATGGCAACAACAGTTATCACGGGTCGCGACCTAACTCTGACAATCGCATCAGCTGCATACGATGCACAGACAACTAGCGTCACACTCGTAAATAGCCCAACGATCGATGTCTATCAGACACTCGATGGCAAGGCTTACAAGCACACAGATGATCAATGGACATTAAACGTTGAGTTGCTTTCAGACTGGGGCGCTGCCTCATCTATCTGCGAAGCAATGTGGACTGCTGCTGAATCAGCACCAAACACAACAATCGCAGTATCACTTACAGCTGCAACTGGTGCAGTATTTGCTTGCAACGTTTTGCCGGCATTTCCATCAGTCGGTGGAGGCGCTCCAGGAGCGCAGACACAATCTTGGTCTCTGACAGTAGTCGGAACACCAAACGAAACATTTAGTTAAAATCTAACCAACGGGAGCAAAGATGAAACTACCAATAACAATTACATACAACTCAGGCGACTCTGCAACATACGTTGCTCAACCACCTGAGTGGGCGAAGTGGGAACGTGAGACCAAAAACGTTATTTCTCAGGCTAATGACAAGATTGGCATTTGGGATCTTATGTTTTTGGCTTATCATGCTTACAAGCGAGAAAACGCTGGAAAGCCTGTTAAGTCTTACGATGTTTGGTCTGAAACCGTTGCTGACGTAACAGTCGGAGACGATAACCCAAAAGCCACCAACCAGGAAGCATAAGGCGGATCCTTGTCAATCTAGCAATAGAGACGGGGATACCGATGCAATACTGGGAGGACGCAGACGACATTTTAACCGCGATTGAAATCTTAAAGGAGCGAAGTGATGGCAGATGATGTCAAGATCGCTTATGATAAATCAGATTTACGCGGTATTACCAGGGCTTTCAAGGCGATGGACGATCAAGCCGTTGAAGCTGCTAAAAAGGAAAGTTCTGCTCTTGCTCAATACGCTGCTGATCAAATTAAGATCGCAGCAGCGACTCGTACGGTTTCAGGGACTGCTGCTCGCCGTATTGCTGATGGAGTTAAGGTAAGCGCTTCATCCAAGATCGGTGAGTTCAGTTACGGCTTTGCTCGCCAAAAGTTTTCAGGCGGTGGATCAACTCTTGATCTACTTTACGGCATGGAGTTTGGATCTAATCGGTTCAAGCAATTTCCACGTCGTACGCCAAACAAGGGACGAGGTAACTCAGGTTATTTCATCTACCCAACATTGCGTCAGATCCAGCCGGATCTAGTTCGCAAGTGGGAATCAGCATTTAGTGACATTTTGAAGGAGTGGGATTAATGGCAGGTAATAGAACCCTTAAACTCTCCATCCTTGCAGATGTCGATGATCTTAATAAGAAGTTAAAGGCTGCTAACGGAGACGTTGAATCATCAGCCACACAATTAGAAAAGTTTGGCAAAGTAGCCGGCGCTGCATTTCTTGCAGCAGCTGCTGCTGCTGGTGCCTATGCAATCAAGATTGGCGTCGATGGCGTTAAGGCTGCGCTAGAGGATGAGCAAAGCCAGGTTAAACTCGCTTCAGCCTTAGAGAACGCAACTGGTGCTACAAAGGCACAGATCGCAGCAACTGAGGACTCGATCGATAAGATGGCTCGCGCTACGGGTGTAGCCGATGACAAACTTCGTCCAGCACTCGCTCGTCTATCACTTTCAACTAATGACGTATCTAAAGCGCAAGATTTACTTTCGCTGGCACTTGACATTTCTACTCAGACAGGTAAGCCACTTGAAGGCGTTGCCAATGCTTTGGGTAAGGCATACGACGGCAATACTGCTGCTCTTGGTAAGTTAGGCGTTGGTCTATCTAGCGCTGAATTAAAGGCAATGACTTTCACAGAGGTTCAAACCAAGTTAAGCGATCTATTTGGTGGCGCAGCTGCAAAGAACGCTGAAACATACCAAGGACGTATGGATCGCCTCAAGGTTGCATTTGACGAATCAGTCGAGGCAATTGGCTATAAATTACTGCCTATCCTTCAGGATCTAATTGACATCATTCTTAATAAGATCGTTCCAGGCTTTGAGAAGTTTGCAAAACTCTTTGATCCAATCAAGGATGCAATTGAACGTAATAAAGAATCGTTCCAGGCTTTTGGTAATTTCATCATCGATTACATTGTGCCGGTATTTACCATTGCACTTGGTGGCGCAATCTCATTCGTGGCAAAGATCGCCGGTGGAGTCATCGACATTATCGGTGGAATCATTAACGTGATCCGCACAATGGTTTCGGGTGCGATCGATGGAATCAATGCCTTAATCAAGGCTTACAATGCCATTCCACTATTGCCTAACATTCCAACGATTACCAAGCCTTCATTTACAACACCATCAGTTTCAGCGCCAAAGGTAACTACGCCAACATACGTTGCGCCAACCATTACTGATACAGGTGCGTCAAGTGGTACAACATCCGGTACAGGATCGGTTTCAACTGCCTCAACCGCAGCTGCTACTGCCTCAATGGCTATCGGTTCGTTTAATGCTGGATCTTTTAAAGCAGCCGAGGCTGCGACTTCAGGCAACAATTATTACAACATCAACGTAACGGGTGCTTTGGATAAGGAAGGCGTTGCTCGTCAAATCGTTGAAATCCTTAATGACTCATCTTACCGAGGCTCCGGTGGAGCGTCTGCGTTGCTCATGGCATGACCCAATGGACGCCTCAATGGCAGGTAACGATTAATGGTGGAGGCGATTACACTAATCTAACTCTTGCCAACATGACGATTACTTCAGGTCGTCAAGACATTTATTCTCAACCTTATGCTGGTTACTGCAATGTCGAAATTATCAACCTTGACCAGTCACCCATTGTTATCGACATCAATGACCAAATTACAATCAAAGTCAAGGATTCAACTGGCACTTATGTCAATGTCTTTGGTGGTTATGTAACAGACATCGACGTAGAGGTCACCAAAGCCTCATCCACGACCATTTCAGAGTCGATCAAGGTAATTGCTTTGGGTGCCTTATCAAAACTGCCTAAAACGCTTACAAACGGCGTTTTGGCTAAAGATTTTGACGGCAATCAGATTTACACGATTTTAAGCCAAGCCTTGTTTAATACTTGGAATGAAGTACCAGCAGCAACAACATGGGCAAGTTATTCAGCCACTACAACTTGGGCAAATGCTGAGAATAATGGTTTGGGTGAGATCGATCGTCCAGGCGATTATGAATTAGCAGCTCGTACAACTAGCACAACTGACATTTATAGCCTTGTTTCGGGACTTGCCACTTCAGGACTTGGATACCTTTATGAGGATGCTTCAGGTCGTATCGGTTATGCAGATTCAACTCATCGAGTTGAGTATCTAAATGCCAATGGATACGTCGATCTAACGGGACATCATGCTTTGGCTCGCGGAGTCAGAACTCAAAAGCGTTCAGGTGATGTTCGAAATAACGTCACTATTACTTACCGCGGAGGCGCTCAGCAATCAGCCTCATCAGCTGCGTCTATTGCTCTTTATGGTGAACAGGCTTATAACATCCAAACATCATTGCATAATTTGACTGATGCTCAATCTCAGGCTCAGTTTTATTTAAGTTTAAGAGCCTATCCTGAGGCTCAGTTCAAATCGATCACTTTTCCAATAAGCAATCCTGAGATCGATAATGGCGATCGTGATTCTCTTTTGAACGTGTTTATGGGTATGCCTTTGAACATCATCGAATTACCGACAAACATCACCGGAGGCACTTTCCAGGGTTTTGTTGAAGGTTGGACTTTCAGCGCTGGTTATAACTCGCTTTACTTGACTTTGACGGTCTCACCAACGGCTTATAGCCTTCAGGCTATGCGCTGGAATAGTGTGCCGATAACTGAAAAATGGAACACAATCAACGCAGGACTAGAATGGATTGACGCTACAATAGTAGCCTGATAAAGGAGAAAAATGGCAACGACTACTAACTTTGGGTGGGCTACCCCTGACGATACAGCCTTGGTCAAAGACGGCGCATCCGCGATCCGTACTTTGGGCAGCTCTATTGATACCTCCCTTGTCAAGTTAAAGGGTGGCACAACAGGACAGATTCTCAGTAAAGCATCTGCTACTGATTTAGATTACACATGGATTACCAACGATGTCGGTGACATTACTTCAGTTGCTGCTGGAACAGGTTTAACTGGTGGAGGCACATCAGGCGCGGTCACTTTGGCACTAGATTCAACAGCGGTAATTGCACCAAGTATTGCAACAACAAAAGGTGATCTATTAGCAGCAACAGCTGCATCAACTATTGCTCGTTTAGGCGTTGGAACAAATGGTCAAATTTTGACAGCAGATTCAACGGCTGCAACTGGAATTAAATGGGCAACTCCTGCCGGTGGTGGAAAAGTATTGCAAGTTGTGAGCGCGACTTATTCAACAAATGTTGCTAGCACAACTTCAACCTATGTCGATACAGGACTTTCAGCGACCATAACACCTTCAGCAACTACAAGCAGAATCATGATCCTTATAAATCAAAGATACCAACACGACAATAGTTCATCATTACCAGCTGCAAATTTCAGAGTTGTAAGAAATTCAACGACAATCGAAACACATAGCGCTGATTATGGCTATTCAGCAGGAAGTGCAATTTATCAAATTGGTGTTTGGGCTGTTCATCTTGTTGATTCTCCAAGTTTGACATCAGCGATAACTTACAAAACTCAGTTTATGAATAGCAACGCTGCTGGAACAATGAATATTGGTGGAGCAAACGGAACAATGATTCTTATGGAAATTGGTGCATAATGGCTAAAGGTTATGAAGTTTTAGAAATGTTATTGCCAAATGGCGGATGGGCAATTACTGGCGATGATTATGAAGGTATCCAGTTTTTTGAAGCAACTCCAATTACTGAAAAAGAATTTAATGATGGATTTGCCAAATTAGATAAGTTCAAAGAATCTCAAGCCCTAGAAAAGGCAAATTTGAGAGCATTAATTTTGGAACGTTTAGGTATTACTGAGGACGAGGCAAAGCTGCTTCTTGGATGAAACCAAAATTATCTAAATCAGCGATCCAGTTAAGGGAGCAAATTGATGATGCATTCCCGGATAGAGATCGCACTTCGGATGGATGGATCGGCGATGCACGACATTCTGCGCGCAAGTCAGATCATAATCCTGATGAGCAAGGTTGGGTTCGTGCCATCGACATCGATCGTGACTTATCCGGAAAGCCAAAGCCTGACATCATGCCCGATCTTGCAGATCAGATTCGACTCTATGGCAAGGCTCATCCAAAACGAATTGCTTACGTCATTTTTGACGGAAAGATCGCATCGTCTAAGAAGGCTTGGGCTTGGCGTCCTTACGATGGGATTAATAAGCACAATCATCATTGCCATGTCTCGTTTACCAACGCAGCTGATGCAGCATCTGATTTCTTTCAAATCCCTTTACTAGGAGGCACCGAATGAACATGAAAAATCCTTACGCATTAACTGCTGGTGCATTTCTAGCAGCTTGGGCAGGATCTAATTTCTCACTTGATCATAAGGCAATCTTGTTTGCCGTTCTCTCAGGTGTATTTGGATACGCCACACCTAAGAAAAAGTGAGTGCAAATGATTGGGCTGGGTTCATCCTCGCCATTGCCTCGACGCTTGCTATTTTTATTGGCGGTTTGCGTTACTTGGTTCGCGGTTGGTTGTGGACTCTTACGCCGAATGGTGGATCATCTCTCGCAGACCGATTGGCAAGAATAGAGACACGCCAAGAGGACATGTTGGAGTTATTAAAAAAGTAAGGGACACTTATCCATATGGCAAGAAAAGCAACTAAGTCGCTAGAGGATCAGGGCTACACTAAATTAGATGCTTACTGCATCGGTTTACATGAATACTATCTCTCTTTGCGCAGATCAGGATTTACCGAGGATCGCGCTCTTTACATGCTATCGGTTGTTGATTCTTATCCAGGTTGGATCTTGCCAGACCCTATCGAGCCAGAGCGGTTTGGTGATTATGAAGATGACGACGAGGACTAATGACAGTCAAAAGGATCGCTTGGATCTCAGACATTCAGGCACCGTTCTTTCATGAAGCAGCAGTCAAGAATCTAGGCAAGTTTTTAAGGGCTTATAAGCCTCATCAAACCATTTGTATTGGCGATGAAATTGATCTGCCTCAATTGGGTGGTTTTGCTCAACCATGGCAAGAAGTCGAAGGTAACATCGATGAGGATCGCAAACTCACTTTGGAGATCTTGGAATACTTAGGCGTTACTGACGTTGTTGGATCTAATCATGGCGCTCGTGTTTACAAGTCACTATCACGTCGTTTACCGGCGTTTATGAATCTGCCTGAGCTGCGTTATGACAAGTTTATGGGATACGACAAAGCCGGTATCAAGTACCATCCAAATGGATTTGACTTTGCACCTGGTTGGCATACCTGCCATGGAGATGATTTTCCGTTATCTAACAAGCCTGGTCAAACTGCCCTCAATGGAGCCGTCCGTATGGGTAAATCCGTTGTGTCAGGGCATACCCATAGACTTGGACTATCCGCACATTCTGAAGCCTCTAACGGGCGTTATGGGCGTATTGTATGGGGTGTTGAGGTTGGCAATCTCGTTGATCTATCTAGCCCGGGAATGGGCTACACAAAGGGTTATGCGAACTGGCAGATGGGTTTTGTTGTAGGTACTTTGCATGGTAAGCGATTCACACCTGAATTGATCCCAATCGATCCGAAAGATGGGTCTTTCATCTATCAAGGTAAACGTTGGGGCTGATACAATTATTAGACGTTGAAAGACGTCCGCCGAGACCCGAGGCCTTAACTGAGTCGCACTCAGATCCTCGGGTTTTGTGCTTTCTAAAGGTACAAAGTAGATCTAAATTTGGAGCCAAATGTACCCAAAGGTGTCGAAAGGTAAATTAAAATCGTTATCATTTTGTTATAAAAGAAACGTAAAAAAGTCACCGATCTATGAGACCGTAATCCAGTAGCCAACAATGGTTACAGAATCGGGAGACACGAAATGGATCTACAAGTACCAGTAATTGTTTTATTACTAGCTGCTAATGTTTTATGGTTTATTGTCGGCTGGGCAATGGGTTACAAAGAATCTGAAGCAGATCGACAGTTTATTGTCCAGGCGAGTGAAAATGCGCGCTAATGACATCCTTGACGAAGCCAAAGACCTCATCGCAGACCGAGGCAAAGATTACGGCTTGGCAGCTCTCAATCACCTTCGAATCGCCAAACTTTGGTCAGCCTACCTTGAACGTAACATCGAGCCTCACGAAGTCGCAATCTGTATGGCACTTGTCAAAATCTCACGCTTACAAGAAACAAGCCTCCACGCAGACAGTTACAAAGATGGCGTCGCATACATTGCGCTCGCTGGACAAATTGCATCAACTGACTGGACTGACCTTGACAGTTATTAAGGCAGCACCTGGAGTTTGGTGCGATTACTGCAAAGTGCGATTTGGCACTAACACACTACTTGGACAAAAGGCTGCTAGTTACACAGTAATTAGTAATCATCCAAGGAGCCAAGGCGTACGACGCCACTATTGCAATGCTTGCGCCATCGAGGTTCAGACATGGGCAGACGGTACTGTTTGGTCATTACCGGAACAAACCGAGTATCTAATGGGACAGGATGAATTACCAAATGTTTAATTTAGCCGATTATGAAACAGTTGAAACACGTCTAGAGAAGTTTATTAAGGACTTCCCGGATTTTAGAATCTCTACCGAATTGGAGTCTTTTCAGAATGATCGATTCATTGTTAAAGCATACCTTTATAGAACTTTTGCAGATAGCGTTGCGTTTTCCACCGGATACGCTGAGGAGAAGGTTACTGATCGTGGTGTTAACTCAACTTCAGCGCTGGAAAATTGCGAGACTAGCGCGATCGGTCGCGCGCTTGCAAATGGCGGTTACGCAGCAAAAGGTAAGAGACCATCTAGAGAGGAAATGAGCAAGGTTGAGCGCCTAACAGCCAAGGACATTGCTAAAACTGTAACCATTCCAAGTCACAAAACGAAAGAGGAAGCAACAGCAGCAACAGCCGAAAAAGATCCTTGGGCTGTCCACGTACAGAACATTTATGGAGATCCAAAACAATCTGAAGCGATTTCAGCTGCTGAAGCGATTGCCAATGTTGAGAACATTCTCGGAGTGCAAAACCATGAGGAGTGCGAGCATGGAGACATGAGATGGAAAGAAGGCGAAAAGAATGGACGCGCTTGGGGCGGATTCTTTTGCCCAGGTGGCAATGTAGCACCAGCACAAAACTGCCCTACACGCTGGTATAACCTTGGAACAACGGGCAAATGGGAAAAGCAGAAGGCGAGAGCATAATGGGGTTTGTAGAAGTCAATGTAAACGGTCAATGGATGAACTTGATGTCAATGAGCATCCGATGCCAGTTGTGCAATGAGGAAGTCGTGATCACTCACCTAGCAAAGGCTGAAAACGCTGATGCTCCACTTAATGCAACTTGGACTTGCAAGAAGTGCCATTCAATCAATGGCTAACCATCGAAAACATCGAGGCTATCGAACTCAAAAGGTTATAGCCGATTATCTGAAACAGTTTTGGGCGTTTGCCGATACCGCCGGTGCTGGTCGTCAGGGTGAGGACATTCTCAACATCCCGACGGTTAGCATCGAGGTAAAGGCTCGCTCAGACTTTCAACCCTTGGCTTGGATTAAACAAGCTGAGATCAATGCTAACGGCAAAATGCCAATGGTCATTATCAGATGCAATGGACAGGGTGAGGATGCCGGCGAATACCTGGCATTTGTCAAAGTCAAACACATTATGCCTATTCTGCATCAAGCTGCGCCAAGTGATGAGATCCAGCGATGCACTAAGTGTGGATCATGGAACTTTGAAGGGAAGGATTGTTTACCATGCCGATTTATGAATACAAATGCGTAACGTGCCAAATCTCAATGGAATTAGAGAAATCAATCCATGAGGAAGCAGATCCAATCTGTTGCGGTGAGTCAATGCGCCGCGTTTATGGCACCTTTGGTATCACCTTTAAGGGAACAGGTTGGGGACATCAATGAAAAGAAACACCGCTCTGACCAGCACTTATGCAAATGGATTTGACAGCGATGGTACGCTAACGGCGCAGAGCCCATCAAGGGCTCACCGCGACCCGCTGAGGCGGGTAGGTCGCGGGGTGCTAGTAGCTATTGGGATAACTCTGTTTACACCTGCTTACGCCGATGCACCTGATGAGGCAAAGAGATTCATTACAGCAAAAGAGTATGCAGCTTTAAGATTAGATAACACCCAGCAATACATTTGTTTAAGTGTGCTTTATGGAAAAGAATCAGCCTGGAATGACAAGGCTATTAACGGATCACATTATGGAATACCACAAGGTAAGAGTGAGTATCTAAAGACTGCTAACAAGTACGAGCAGGTTGATTGGGGATTGGCTTACATCGAGGCTCGCTATGGCACACCATGCGCAGCTCTAAGATTCTTTCGTGAGAATAACTATCACTAATGGCTAAGCAATCAGCACTAAGAGATGATGGATCAACAGCCTTATGGCGTAAGATCAGATCAAGAGTGTTAACGAGAGATCAACATACTTGTCAGAGATGCGGTATGGAGGCAACCCACGTTGACCACATCATACCAAGACGCTTAGGAGGAGATGATTCTATGGATAACCTTCAAGCATTGTGTAAGCGATGCAATTTAAGCAAAGGGGGTGGGTTTTTTGAGAGCGCACCGACAC